TTTCCGTTCTCTTTTAGATATTCAATTATTGACTCAGCCAGTTCTACTGTATCTTTGCCGTAATCAATAATGTAAAACTTATCCTTCATTTGGTACGCTTTGAGTTTATAGGCTGTCTGTTTAGCTGGTCGTACTCTTTAAGGATTGTAAGAATTTGATTCTTTAGGTTTATTGCTTCGATTGATTCTCTTGGATTTTGAATCTGTTTTATAAGTGCCACGTTTCCACGTGTAAACTTATGCAAGTCTTGAATAAACCCAACAGAAGTTTCTGCGCTTCCGTTAGGTTTGCTCAAAATTGCCATTAATATTTCGTCACTAGAAAGGTAAGTCATTTTTTGCCTCTTCTATATTTGGACTATCTGACATCTCTACCTTGTCACATCTCCAATGATTCAAGCTGTTGTAGACTTTTCCGTTGTACTCTTGTCCTCGAATTGTAAACTCGACCTCTACAACATCTCCAACGTTGTTAAACTTAATAAAGTTGTCTACATGTTCAACATAGTCTGCTTTTTTGTACATTCCGAACTTCATTCTAGTTACATAACCACTATCTGACGTTGTATCTACTACGTAATCTAATACAGCAGCTCCGTTGTCTAGTACTTTCTTTTCTGTAATCTCTGAAATTGTACCCTTTACTTTAAAATTTTCCATTTTTCTTTACTTTTTTTTTGTTAATATATGAAACTTTTTTAATTAATTAACGTAGTGTTTAAAACTTACCACTTATTAACTTAGTGTTTTGTAGTATTCTCTAGCCATCTTTACAGCCGTTTTCATTTTCTCAATGTCTTCATCTGTTAGCATAACCTTAAACGCTTTCAATCTCTTCTCTGTTGGAATCTTAGATATATCAAAGTACTCTATTACCTCTCGCTCTGTTTCCTCAGATACTTCTGCACCCTCTCCACGTTTCCAGCTCACCCTTCTCATCTCGTCAAGTATTAAGTTCTCTGGAGTTGGAACAAGGCAATAGCATAAGTAACTCTCAGTCTTATTAGTTAGCCACATGTACGCCTTTAACTGCCATTCGTATACGCTGTTCTTTAGTTCTGTATCAAAGAATGGAAATGTAGCAGCAGACCAGCTAGACTTAACATCTATAACGCTGTCCTCTGTCAATACGTCTGGAGTACCTAGTACAAAGTCATTCTCAAAATACTCATCGTTCTTAAAAAGAAAGTCCTTCTCTAGTAATATACTTGTAAGCTCAATAGAAGCGTTCTCTACTTCGTTCCCTTTGTCTAGGTACTTAGAGTTTATCTCTTGCTTAATACCAAACTCACGCTCTAAATATAGCTCTGTAATGTAGCTCTTAGCTCCTTTACTTAGTTCTGGCTTTGCATCTCTCTTGAGTAGTAACGTATCTCTTAGCTCTGCTTGTTTCTCTGTTAGCTTAATCTTAGCTAGTAACCCGTTTAAGGTTACCAGCTGCTTCTCTGTTATGCTTGTTTTACTATCTGTTGCCATTAGCTTACCAAGCTGTGAGGCTCTTATCTTTAACTCTTTCATTACCCTAGTCTTTTAAGTTGCTCAGTTGTTAACTTAAAGCCGTTAATAATTTGCTCTTTGTTGATTGTACCCTTCTCGATTGCTGCAAGAGCTTTCTCGAATCTGTCATTTGGTAACGGCTGCTTAGCTGCGTCTGTATCTACGTCTGTCACAATACCGAGCATAGAGCTTAGAGCATAACGTCTGAAGTAAGTAACTCCACTACCAGCAGACTGGAAAATATTCATACGACTAGCTTCATCTTGTGGAATATCTGTAAGGCTTTCAATAGTCTCGCCAGTTTCTACATGGAATAAAATAGTCTGTATTGAGTTACCTTGTAGTAATTGAGTAAATCCTAGTCCATGCTTTGCCAAAAGCGGATTAATAACCTCAAAGATTGTAGGTAAATCTGCATACTGGTAGTTATGCCCTTTCGTTGCTTTCGCGATTACTGGGCATTCTTGTTGGAAAGCAGCTAGACTTTTGTAAATGCTTAGCTTTCTCTTCTCTAACTCTTCATTAAATGTGTTCATAATTTTGATTTTTGTTTGTAAAGTTAACGTTTATTCTTTAAATTTTTAAGTTTCTGCTTGTATTCTTTTATAATTTCTTTGACTTGTTCTCTGCTTGGCTTGTATTCTTGATGAGCTAGTTGGTGCAAATAAAACAATCTATCCGCTCCTATTCGTTTCTCTATACCTATTTGATACTCTATAAGGTTTCCATGCCTATGTCTGTTACAAAATACACATTGTCCATGTACGTTGTCTTCGTGGAAAGTTACGTTTTTGTGACCTCCAGAGCTAAAATAGTGACCAGCATCGAATTTACCTACTAGCAATCTATTACAGCTTATGCAAGGTTTGTCTTTGTCTCTCTCTCTTATGAAAGAATTAAACGCCTTTTGTGCTTCCTTCATCAAATCTGAAACAGTTTTAAGTTCTTCCTTCTTTGCTTTCTTTTCCTTGTTCCACTTTTTTAAGGCTTTCTTTTGTAGCTCCTCGTAGTATTTGTCGTTACATGGATTCTCTATGCAGTACTTTCGATTAAATGATACTGGTCTAAATTCGTCTCCGCAGTTTTTACATTTTGGCATTATGACAAGGTTTTAAATTGTGCGTATGGTCTTAACTTTTTCATGCTTCTCAAGTCTCTAGCTCTTACCTTAGAGTAAACCTTTTCTATTATGCCTTTTATCAAATGCTTGTTTTCTATCTTAACTGGGAACTCGAAATAGTCTATTTCTACAATGTAGTATTCGTTGGCTAGTTTCTCCAGCGTTCCAATAATTTTGCCATCGCTTAATATCTCGCTTTGGTAGTCTGTCAATTTGTTAAAGTATATCATAATTTAAAACATTCTAATTTGTGAAACGTGGTTTTCTATTCGTTTGATTGATGAATCAAAATATTCATTATCAAGTTCACAAGCGGTTAATTCAAAACCTAAATTGTGACAAGCTAAGGCTATTGAACCACTACCTAAATGTGTGTCAAGTATTTTATCGCCTTCTTTTGCGTAGTTCATTAATAGCCATTCGTATAATTCAAATCTTTTTTGGGATGGGTGTATTCTTTTAATCGTATTGTTCACCGCGCACTCGTATGGTGCTAAATACCGTAATGTATATATTTTTGCAATTCTATCAAATGAAGTCCACGCTAATTCACAATCCGAAAAATTTTTACCCTGTTGCTGTTTATCCCAAACAATAAAACACCTAGTGGGTGGCAAGTCAAAATAGTTCCCTCCCCAAATAATTTGATTTTTTGATACTCTAAATAACTCCTTAAAATATTTTTTTGTTGGCGGCTCGCTATCCCACTTTTTACTACTGTTGTGGATTTTCTTATTATTAGACTGTCCGTAACCTTGTTCTGCACCTATCCCATAAGGTGGATCTACAATAGCTAAGTCAAAGTGATTATCTTCATACCTTGCCATTAACTTCATGTTGTCTTCATTGGTGATTTGTATCTTATCTGTTAATTTCATAGTCATAATTTAAAAATCTTCGTTTATAAATGTACTCAAATCCGCTAAAGGTTTCCTCTGTGGCTCTGCAAATTTCTTTTTTCCGTCAATAAATTCATAGAAAGCTCCTTGTTTTATGTCGTATTGTAAAGAAGTCAAGCCTTGAACTCCTACAATTTTAGGCTTTGCCTTGTTTATTTTTATGTCTGTTACGCTACTTCCAAACTCTCTATGCACAATTATAATACTTTTGCCGTTGTTTGCCCATTCAGAGCCTCCTTTTAAATCGTGCATATCTGGCATCTGTGTTTTACCTTCTACTTTCTTACCGCTTTTAGGGTGTATGATTGTGTGAAAGTGCAAAGCATTACGTTCTGCTAGTTCGTTTCTAAAACTTAAAGTATCTTCTAGCCATTGGTCGTATCTTAAAAGTCCTACATCATGCTTCATATAATTCCAGCTATCAATGACAGCTGAGAATATACCTAGCTCTTTTCTATTGTCTGCTGAGAACTGCCAAAACTCTTTTGGAGTTAACGCTTTTGAGTTATTCGCTTTCTTTGG